AGTATTAGTGGTGCATTAGGACAAGTACAGAGTAGTTTTACTACATTTTCTAACTTCACTGGACATTATGACCTAAATAAACATATGAGTGCATTTGGTAGTATTTGGCTAGGACAAACCGAAACTAATATGCAGTCTACTGGATTGATTACTAATGTAGGTGCAACTCAAAGTTATAGTTGGAACGTTGGATTAGATTGGTCGCAAGATGCACACAGCTACGGTGCTACTGTAAGTCAACCAGTTACAGTCTATCAAGGCACGGTTAATGTGGATATCCCAACTGGCTATACTGCCAACGGTACTGTTAATTACTCTAAGGAAAAAGTTAGCATTACTCCAACGGTAAATGAATACGATTTTGGTGCATACTACAAATATCGCACTGCATCATTGAACGTAATTGCCTACGGTGAACACCAAATGAATTACCTAAACCAAAGTGGTGTATCGAACAACGTAGTTGGGCTAAGTTTAGTTAAGGCATTTTAATAAGGAAATAAAGAACTATGGATATTAATAAAAAGTATTATGATTATGTACACGTTCATGAGATGGTTAATGATATCTCATTTAAAATGTATAAAGATAATTGGCGTCCAGACTACATTGTTGGTCTTACTCGTGGAGGGCTAATACCTGCTGTTATCATGAGTAATACATTAGGTATTCCTATGGAAACACTTAAGGTTAGTCTACGCGACAGTGATAACGGTCCAGAAAGTAATTTATGGATGGCAGAAGATGCATACAATGGTAAAAACATTCTTATTGTAGATGACATTAACGATACTGGTGCTACGTTAGATTGGATTACTAACGATTGGCAAAATAGCTGCCATCCATCCGATGCACACTGGTTGCAAGTTTGGGGGAATAATGTTAAAATAGCTGTATTAGTTGATAATTTGTCTAGTAAATTTAGTCGCTGTGTTGATTACTGTGCAGTATCTATCAATAAAGCAGAAAAAGATGTTTGGATTGTTTACCCTTGGGAAAGATAATGAAATTAAAAGTCAGTGAGATATTTTATAGTGCGCAAGGTGAAGGACGCTTCGTAGGTGTACCTTCAGTTTTCTTACGTACATACGGATGTAATTTTAAATGTGCAGGTTTTGGTATGACTCGTGGCACAGCTAGTACAGAAGCAGATGAAGTTGCTAAAACTGTAGAACTGTATAGTCGGTATGAAGACTTACCATTAGTGAATACAGGTTGCGATAGCTATGCGTCATGGCATCCTAAGTTTAAACACCTTAGTCCAACATTAGATACTAGTGAAGTAGTTGATAAACTATTAGAACTAGTACCAGGTGGCGATTGGCTATTACCCAATGGCAACGATGTACATTTAGTAATCACAGGCGGTGAGCCGTTATTAGGATGGCAACGTGCTTATGAAGAACTATTAGACAATCCTAAGATGCAGAGTTTGCAAAACATTACATTTGAAACCAATGGTACTCAAGAGTTACATGAAGAGTTTGCTGATTACCTAACGTTTTGGGCATTCAATCGAGTAGATGGCGGTCGTAGACCAGACATTACATTTAGTGTTAGTGCTAAACTAAGTGCTAGTGGCGAAAGTTGGGCTGATGCTATTAAACCAGAGATTGTAGCTAGTTATGAACAGTTCGGCACAACCTATTTGAAATTTGTAGTTGAAAATCCTAAAGATTTCGATGAAGTAGATCGTGCTGTGCAAGCCTACAGAGATGCAGGTTTTACAGGGGTAGTTTACATTATGCCCGTTGGTGGTGTCGTTAGTGTGTACAACGGCAATAAGTTTAACGTAGCAGACGAAGCAATGCTACGTGGTTATTATTATAGCCCAAGATTACATGTTGATCTTTGGGGTAACAGTTGGGGGAAATAGTATGTGGAATAAAATTAAAAATGTATTAACAAATATAGCACAGCCCGAAACAGGCAAAGTTGCTCCTATAACCGAAGGCAAGAAGCGCACACAGGTTAAAACACCTAAGGTTGCTAGTACAGATCCGGCAGCTGTTAAACCTAAAAAGCCACGTGCTAGTAAAAAGAAAGTAGTAGAAGACCCTGATAAGAAACTTGCTACTAAAAATGGTGAACCTTGGGTAAAGATATTAAGTATGGATTTAGATCCCGATGATCCAGGTAATGGTGCATTTGAATTAGATTGGAATGATAAATTTGTAGCCAACTTAATACGTGCAGGCTATCAAGGTCGAACAGATGCTGATATTGTAGACAATTGGTTCAAAGCAATATGTCGCAATGTAATCACAGAATCATATGAACAAGATCAAGCCGATCCATCAAAACGTAATGAACGTAGACGTGATCTAGGTAATGGTAGAACGGAAGTAAGTTGATAGTATATGTAAACGGCGATAGCCACAGTGCAGGTGCAGAAGCAGCAAATGCATTCTGTTTTTTATCCGACGATCCGGCTATGGCCTGGGATCATTATGATCGCACACAGACTGCGGCTGGCAGGGTTCCTCACCCCGATAATGTCAAAGTTAGTTATGGGCAAAGAATAGCAGATTATTACAATTCTACACTGGACTGCAATGCAGAAAGTGGCAGTAGTAACCAACGTATCCTACGAACTACCTATGATTATTTAAATAACAACACCCCTGAGTTAGTAATAATTGGATGGGCTACTTGGGAAAGAGAAGAATTTTTTATCGATGGCTACTGGCACCAATTTAGTGCAAACATGAATACTGACGATTTATCCGACGATGCAGTGAAATTCTATAAAAATTGGGTATTAGATAGACACAGCGTACAGCAGTACTGCGATAAAGCTCAGAAAGCTATATGGGATTTACATCAACTGTTGATGAGTAAACATATACCACATTTATTCTTTAATACCTTTAGTGGCCTAACTACTTCTACTTTATTAGATTGGGATAATTGTTATTACCGACCATATGAACATTCTGGTTCATTTTTTAATTTATTAAAAGCTCGAGGTTATAACACAGTTACTCCGACTAGCTACCATTACGGCGCAGATGCACACCAAGAATGGGCCAATTTTCTCTTGACAAAACTACCGAATGAAAGTATAATAACTAAATGAGATATCTATTAGTAGACGCTGCAAATACATTTTTCCGTGCCCGACACAGTGCCCATCGTCAAAGTGACACATGGGATAAGTTAGGCTTTGCTATCCACGTTACTTTAGCGTCAGTGAATAAAGCGTGGCGAGATCAACGAGCAGATCATGTAGTATTCTGTTTTGAAGGCCGTAGTTGGCGCAAGGACTTTTATACTCCATATAAAGCTAATCGTGCAGTAGCACGTGCGGCTAAGACTGAATTGGAGCAAGAAGAAGAACAAATGTTCTGGGATGCCTTTGACACACTTAAAGTGTTTATTACTGAAAGAACTAATTGCACTGTTCTACGCCATGAGAACTTAGAAGCAGATGATCTTATTGCCGGTTGGATACAAACACACCCAACTGATCATCACACTATTGTATCAAGCGACACAGACTTCTATCAACTGTTAAGTAATAATGTTAATCAATATAACGGTATTGCAGATGAATTACACACGCTTACTGGTATTTACGATAAGAAAGGTAAACTTGTTATAGACAAGAAAACTAAAGAGCCTAAGAAGATTCCGGATCCCAAGTTCATCTTGTTTGAAAAGTGTATGCGTGGTGATCCTACAGATAATATCTTTAGTGCTTATCCAGGTGTGCGCACTAAAGGCACTAAGAACAAAGTTGGCTTAGAAGAAGCCTACAGCGACAAAGACAAGCAGGGGTATGCTTGGAATAACCTAATGCTACAACGCTGGACTGATCATAACGGTGATGAACATCGTGTGTTAGATGACTATAATCGTAATGTTACTTTAGTAGACCTAGCGGCACAGCCTAAAGAGTATAAACTTATGATAGAAGAAACTATCAAAGCTAATGCAACTGCACTTAATCGTCCTATGGTAGGTGCGCAGTTCTTAAAGTTCTGCGGCAAGTATGACCTAGTTAAACTAAGCGACAATGCCAGCAACATGGCAGAATGGATGTGTGCTAGTTATCCTGCGCAAGCAGTAACATTGTATCATTTAATTAATTAGAAAGTAAATTTTGATAGATAAATCACAGAAGTTTTTAGCGTTAGACTTAGAATTAAACCAACCCAGTGGTAAGATCATTCAGGTTGGTATTGCCATTGGCAGTGCCAATGATAAGTTTGAAAATTACATAACTAAGAAATGGTATATCGATCCAAACGAGCCGATTGATCAATTTATTATCGATTTGACTGGTATTACTGATCACGATATTAGATTAAACTGTGTAAGTCATGCTACAGTTGCACGTGAACTCAGTGACTTAATCAAACAACATAACACTTGGATCAACCCAATCACTTGGGGTGGCGGTGACAGTAGAGAACTGTTAGATGAGTTCTGTAAAAACTATGCAGACTTTCCACACTTCGGTCGTCGTTGGATTGATTGTAAAACGTTCTATACGTTTATGATGTTTGCACGTGGCAAGAATCCTAGTGGCGGGCTTGCTAGTGCTATGGGCACGTTTAAACTACAGTTCAAAGGCACAGCGCACAGAGCAGACATTGATGCAGTTAATACTCTCGCACTATTCTTTAAGTTCTTAGAGCGACAACGTGGGCTTGAAAACTTATTACATGATGCAAAAAGTATTTGACTTTTTGGCTAATCAATGGTATAATATATTATGAAGAAAGGACAGAGGAAACAAAACAAAAAATGAGGATTAGTCAATTAAAAAGGTGGGAAAGAAAATGATAAAAAGTTCAATGTTTTTAGGTGATACTACTAATGTAGATCACGCATATATTAATAACTTAGGTGATATAGTCGGCGGGTCATACCGACCAAAGTTTACCGTAACTGGTAAAGTAGATCCTGTAGAAAAGGTAGTAGTTGATTTTTCTACCGTTAAAAAGTCTCTTAAAGCAGCAATTGATGATACCGAAGATGGATTCGATCATAAGCTATGGTGGATTGAAGGAGAATCTCTAGGAAATATTACATTTACCGGTGCCACTGTATCGATTGTGACTCCAAAAGTTAAAATTTACGGACCAAAGAATATTGTTAAAGTAGTTACCAGTTCAACTAGTTTCAATGACTATTGTTTATCGGCGCTACAGAAAAAGCATCCAACTGTTGATATTGAGTTAGAAACCGTTCTAACTACTAATTTTGATATAATGCCACAACTGAACTCTATGCCACACATGTTTAGATATGTACATGGATTAAAAGAATCTACATCGTGGGGGTGTCAAAATATTGGTCACGGACATTTAAGTTATATCGCAGCCAATACTACAAACACGTTAGCAACTGATTTATTATTAGCAGAAATTGCTCGAGACTTAGATGGCGTAATCTTTGCGTGGGCAGATAACATGCCTACTGAAAATTTAATCGAATATCATTGTGGGCGCGGTCCGATGAGTATGGAATTTGTAGGAGATGTAAAACTAGTCAAACTTACTACAGAAACTACTGTCGAATTCTTAGTAGATTATGTTATAGATAGATACGAACATCAACTAAAACAAGCAGGGGTTACTATCCTGTTCGTTTCAGAGGGATTAAGTAAAGGCGCCTGCAGAGGTATAAATGTCTAAACTAAACGTAACAGTAGACCGCATTGACTGGTGGGAAACTCCTAAGTCACGCAGTACTTTTATTAGAGGCTAATTATGACTACTACTGTCTTTATCTTACTAGCATTATTTGGCATTAAGCACTTTATCGCTGACTTCCTAATGCAATATGACTACATGCTCAGAGAGAAAGGTATATATGGTGCAGAAGGTGGATTGCATCACGCGGCAGTACATGCGGCACTTACTTTATTCATTCTTGTGTTCTTTGCGCACAGTGCTAATGCTATTATTCTTCTTGCTCTAGCAGATGGAGTTATTCATTATCACATTGATTGGGCTAAACAACAACTAAATCGAGGCTTAACCACAGCAGATCACATGTTTTGGGTTTGGATGGGTGCCGATCAAGGCCTGCATTACTTAACATATATAGGAATTATCTATGTCGGAACAGTATAAACGTTTCTGTGAATTTGAAAAAACCTGCGCCAGCGCGGCTAATTGTGATGGACCAACTCTTACATTGTTAGCACGAACTATTGTAAAAAACAAGTGTTGGGTTGTTGAAAGTGATGGTACTAAAGTAGCTACTATACTTGCTAACGATGGTAATAGTGGTGTTACCTTAGTACACGACGGACAAAGAGAACGGTTTGGTAGTTTAAAACTCCTAAGCGACCGTTACAATATTGTCATTGACAAAACTAAGGTAGCCAAGTTAGTTAAAGAATCACATGAGGTATATGGATATCCCTGTGAAAATAAACCACAGAATGCTTTATGGGACGTACAACATAAGTTGCCAGTGTTTACTAAAGGTAGCAAAAGTAAGAGTTTCTTCTGTGCCGGTTATTATATTATACAATTTAATAACGGGTGGGTTAAGAGTTACTGTCCTAAGTTAATTACACTTAATAGATATCCATATCAAGGCCCATTTAACACACAAGAAGAAATGCAAATACAGTTAAGATTAGCAAATGGGGGTCACGATGGAGAATCAACTTAGTCTACACTTAAAGGCGTTTAATAATCGCGTTAAAGTAATGAATCAAACTAACAGCAAAGATCTAACATTATCTGCTGCAGATGTTAGAAATCTACATAACGATATATTCGAACTACTAGCGCAGATTGCGGCCCTAACTGCAATTAAAGAAGCCGAAGAAGCAGAAGCTGTACTTAAAGTTGAAATGGATGGTGGCGGATTCTAGCAATTATATATGTAGTTAATTGGCATAAATAAACATAGTAAGGATACTTTATGTCAAGACCAAAGCCAACAGTACTGTTAGAGCACGTCAACAAAACAAATTACAAGAGTGATCAGATTCTGGATTCAGAAGGCATCTGGGCAGTTTTCTTTGATAACCAACCAATCAATCTAAAAACACAAAATATACTTGTAGCCTACCCTGGTCCAAAGTATAAGAAAGTAAGTTTTAGTAATCCTGGTCACGCAATTAATCTCGCTAAAAAACTCAATGTGCTGTTTAAGTCAGACAAGTTTTCAGTTGTGCTACTTAAAGCAGGCGATACCATCTACCCATAATCATGTCACGTGCCGAATCTTTGCAGTCAATTTGGCAAACAAAGTTCTACGAGTTAACTCCGTACTCAGTAAGTCCTAGTAGTTGGTGGTATAACCCAACTAATCATAACAGTTTGCGTTTGGTCCAAAAGGCCTATTTAGAAGTGCGTAAACACATTAAATTCTACAAGTTTGAACTAAGTCACGATATACGTCCTAAAACGTTTGTACAGCTAGAGCGTTGGTTTAAGGAGCCTTATTACGTGCAGAATCGCAAGACTATACACATTGTCAGTGATCGTGACGCAATGATGCTAAGTCTACACGCAAACAATCTACAACAATATTTAGATAACCAATCACTTTGATTGACTTTTAGCTATATTTGTGTTATACTTGCTGTGTAATAAATAAAATTTAAGGAGTAACACATGAAGAAGCTATTACTAGCAACACTGTTATTATCACTTAGCACTACTGCAGCCGCAGATGGCTATTACAACCGACACTATCGGGGCAACGGTAATGACGTATTACTTCCATTAATTGTTGGCGGCACCTTGGGTTATATTATTGCACAACCGCGTACCATAGTACAACCACAGTATGTACCGCTACCAAGTTATGTTCCAGCTAACAACGAACCAATCTACCAATATCAGAACATTTATGATGGTAATTGTGCTTGTTATCATCGAGTTTTAGTTCAAATCAACTAAGAAAGGACCTATATGCGGTATCTTATTGCAATGGCAGTAGTAGTTGCAGTTCTCAGTGGTTGTGCAAAATTTAATACGTGTTTTTAACTGTCGACACGCCTCCTCATATAATAATTCAAATTAACGATTGACTTTTACCTATTAAGAGTGTATAATGGCACTTAGGAGTCAACCATGTCATCATTAGTAAGCAGAGCAAGGGCATTTGCTGCACATGCGCATCGCGCAATCGATCATAAAAGAAAATACACAGGTGAAGACTACATTGTTCACCCTGCCGAAGTTGCGGCTATTGTTGCCACTGTTCCTCACACAGACGAAATGCTCGCGGCCGCTTGGTTGCATGACACAGTAGAAGATACTGGTGTTACTATCGAAACGATCCGTGCAGAGTTTGGCCCAATTGTGGCAATGTACGTAGCAGACTTGACCGATGTTAGTGCCGCTGCCGACGGCAACAGAGCAGTGCGCAAGGCAATTGATTTAGCACATACTGCCAAGGCCTGTGCCGATGCTAAAACAATTAAACTTGCCGACTTGCTATCAAACACTGCTAGTATTGTTGAGCATGATCCAGGCTTTGCCCGTGTGTACCTTAAAGAAAAATCAGCTATGCTTGCTGTGATGACAGATGGTGATGCAACATTGTTGGCCCGTGCTAAAGCCACACTATCAGCAGGACTTGCTAGATTAGATGGCAAATAACGGTTGACATTTTGGTAAAATGACTGTATAATGTTACACATACACTAACAACACAGGAGCAATAAATGGCTTATATTAGCGCACAAGATGTTAAGGCAATACGTGATGAACTTAAAGCAACTTTTCCTAAATTCAAGTTTGGTGTACGTAAAGGTTATGCGGGTAGTTCAGTTGACGTAACTATTAAACAAGGCCCAGTTGACTTTGCTGAAGTGTTTGACGATGGTCATTTGCCTACTAAACGTAAATATGTTCAAATCAACGAATACCATTTAGACTTCTACGGCAAGTACGAAGCGTTCTTTGAACAAGTATTAGAAATTATCAAGTGTGCTCCGGCTCGTGCTGGTGGTCGTGCTTGGTTTGATAAAAGTGATTCGCAAATAGATTATTTCCATATTGCCTATTACATTCATTTAAACGTAGGTGAGTGGGATGAGCCATATACCTGCACAAAAGAAAAGGAGTTTGCATAATGAGTAAAAATTTACAACGTATTTTAATTTCAATAATGTTAATCATCGGTTATGTAACATTAGGATTACTTGGTGAGAATGGTTCGATGCTACATGAACTATTGGGTAACTTTGCTGTCGGTTGGGTAGTTTGGGAAATTGCCACAGGTATTGTTGGTGATTAATCAGCACTTGACAAAACAAGAATTTGGTAGTATAATCTGTTTTGTTACATTTAATAATTAATTAGGAGCTACACATGGCGGCAATGACTGAAAATAGAACTGTTACAGCAACAGAAGCAAAGGCGGCAATTTTACGTTGCTTTACAAAACAACGCCCATTATTTTTATGGGGTCCTCCAGGTATTGGTAAAAGTGAATTAGTAGAAGGTATTACTAAAGACATGGGCGGGTTGATGATTGACTTGCGCTTGGCACAGATGGATCCGACAGACATACGTGGTATTCCTTACTTTAACAAAGACTTGGGCGTGATGGATTGGGCTCCGCCAATTGATTTGCCCACAGAAGAAATGGCTGCACAATATCCGATTGTGGTGTTGTTTTTAGATGAGATGAACAGTGCAGCGCCAAGTGTGCAGGCAGTTGCTTATCAACTTGTATTGAACAGACGTGTGGGCAAATATAAACTGCCTGATAACGTTGTGTTGGTAGCGGCAGGTAACAGGGACGGTGACAAAGGTGTTAGCTACAGAATGCCAAGTCCACTTGCTAACAGGTTTGTGCATTTGGAAATGCGTGTAGACTTTGATAGCTGGTTACAATGGGCTACTGAAAATCGCATTAACAAAGACGTTATTGGTTACATTAGTTTTGCTAAACAAGATTTGTATGACTTTGATCCAAAAAGTTCAAGTCGTAGTTTTGCAACACCTCGTAGCTGGACGTTTGTTAGTGAGTTGTTAGACGACGGCATGGCAGACGGCACTACTACAGATATTGTAGCAGGTACTATTGGTGAAGGTACTGCTGTTAAGTTTATGGCACATAGAAAAATTTCTGCTAAAATGCCTAACCCAACAGACATTTTAAACGGTAAGGTTACAGAACTTGCTGTTAAAGAAATTAGTGCTATGTACAGTTTGACAATGAGTATGTGTTACGAATTGAAAGATGCGTACACTAAGATTGGCAAGGAAGACAATGCTAAATGGCATACTATGGCAGATTACTTCTTTAAGTTTATGATGGAAAACTTTACAACAGAAGTTACTGTTATGGGCGCACGTGTAGCGTTAACAACTTTTAACTTGCCGTTTGTGCCTAACAAGTTGAAAAACTTTGATGAGTTCCACAAACGCTTTGGCAAGTACGTAGTAGCGGCAGTAGCATAATAGAGGAAAAGCCCCGCAAGGGGCTTTTTATATTCGATGAGTGATTTCAAAATAACTAAGATGGATCGTAGACATACTGGTCACGAACTGTTTAATCATTATATAAATTATAATGTTTATGTTCGACGTGGGTTTAGTAATATATCATCCAACGAATTAAATTTTCTCAAACACCGTGTTTGGTTTTGGGAGAAGTTTGGTCCAAGTGCCGAACTTGGTAAGTGTCATCGAATAAACAGTCTTACCCACCAAACCCCAAAGTGGGCCTGGCAAACTGAACACAATCTATTAAGAATCTATGTAACAGAAGAAGCATTGGCATTCTTTACCTTGGCACACAGCACTTGACAAACACTACATTTGAATGTATAATAGCTGTTATAGTAAACAATTAGGAGCAGATAATGGCAACAGCAACAACTAGCGCAGAAAAGAAAAAAGTTGTAACAGTAACAGACGCACGTATTGATGCGGCTGTACGTGAAAAACTTATTACGGCACGTATTGCGCTATTGCTTAAAGCGCCGTTTTTTGGTAACTTAGCAACACGCTTAAAATTAGTTAACGCTGATGAGTGGTGTAGTACTGCGGCTACAGACGGACGTAATTTTTACTATAACAGTGAATTTGTAAACAAACTGCCACAGAAACAAGTGGAGTTTTTAGTTGGGCATGAAGTGTTGCATGTAGTTTACGATCACATGGGACGTAGACAAGATAGAGATGCGCAATTGTATAACGTTGCGGCAGACTATTGTGTTAATGCTGATTTAATTAACAGCAAGATCGGTGAGAAAATTACAAGTGTGCCGATTTTGTATGATAAAAAATACGCAGGTTTGAGCTCGGAAGAAGTGTATGACTTACTGTATGAAAATGCTGAAAAAATTAACGTTAATGATTTGCTTAAACAATTGTTAGACGAGCATTTAGATGACGGCGATGACGACAGCGAAGAAGGTGAAGGCGAGGGTGAAGGCGGACGTCCGGGTAAGATGACTGCTGAAGAAAAGAAAGCATTGCGTGACGAAATACGTGAAGCTGTACTACAAGCGGCAGAAGCTGCAGGTGCAGGTAATTTGCCAATGGGTGTTAAACGTTTGATTAACAAGCTAACAAACCCACAACTAAACTGGCGTGAACTAATTAGACAACAGGTACAGAGTTTAGTACGTGCTGACTTTACTTGGGCACGTATGAATAGAAAAGGACAACATTTAGATGCAATTTTGCCAGGTAGCAACTTTGCAGAAACAATTGACGTTAGTGTTAGTATTGATGCGTCGGGCAGTATGAGTGAAGGTATGTTGCGTGATATCTTAAGTGAAGTTAAAGGTATTATGGAGGCGTTTGACGACTTTAAACTTGATGTATGGTCATTTGATACAGATGTTTATGGTTACGAAAAATTCACGCCAGACAACATTGACGACATTGACACTTACGAATTACAAGGTGGCGGCGGCACAGACTTTGAATGTAACTGGGAATTTATGCGTGAAAATGAAATTGCGCCAAAATTGTTTATTATGTTTACAGATGGTTACCCAGGTGGTGGTTGGGGTGACGAGAGTTACGCAGACACATTATTTGTAATACACGGTACTACTAGTATTGAAGCACCATTTGGTATTACAGCTTATTATGATTTATCAAAAGGATCCAATTAATGTCAGTATATCAAAGTTTTAGTTATAGTCCTACAGAGTTAGCAGAGCAAATGTCTAGTGCTACACACGACACACTTGCTTATCTATGGAAGTACAAATACATCACCACCGAACAGTATAATGAATTGTCAGGTAAAATAATGGTTATGGCTGTGCCAAACCGTAAAGGGTTTGGTAAGAAATTGTTAGAATACTTCTTTGGTGATAATAAAGAAGAGAATTCTTGGGTTTTTCCTATTGTGGAAGTAGCAACCCACTATAGACCTGCTACTCCAGAAAAGCCAAAGAATGTAACTCGACTTAAAACCAAACCTAAGTTAGAGGTGGTTGAGTAATGGCCTTAGGTTGGGATGATGTACAGCGTATGAAACGTGTAGAAGCTCGAGCAGAAGAGCTTGGGTTTAAGTTTTCTTCTTCAGCTAATTATAACTATGGTGCTAACAACATTATAAGTTATATCTGTTTAAAACCTAAGGAAGATTGTTTACCACACTACAGTCGTGATGCCGATATCTTTATAGGTACACTTGAGGAGATCAATACCTGGTTAACTGGCGTTGAATGGGCTCGCGGCTACGAAGAGATGCTTAAACTTGGCAATGATAAGAAACGTAAGGAAAAAGAACAAGTCGAACGTAATCGGCAATTACTACGCACCATTAAAACTGGTCGTGAAGTTAAAGGCACTGTCGGATGTACCAGTGTTGACGAATGGCGCTTGCATCTTGAAGAAGAGTACGATATTGACGACGAAGTTGATTACAGTGCAATACCATTTTAGGAAAAATACAATGACAAAAGTAATGACTATGACAAAAATAATTGAATCATTGCCCTATGAATTAAGCGAATGTACACCCGAACAAGCACCGTGGACTACATTAGTAGAAGAAGACTTTCACATTGCTATTTTTAAAGATGGCTTTCCTGTCAGCTACGGGCACCTGCTGTTTGTGCCTAAGTATAATACCGTAGATGTGTTAGCCGACGCAGTAGCTGATGCCATTGCGCAAGGACAACGTATGGTTGCCGAAGGTAACTGTGATGGATATAACATTGGCATTAATGTTGGTGAAGCGGCCGGACAAACAGTTGCTTGGCCACATGTACATATGATTCCTCGACGCACAGGCGATGTCACTGATCCGCGCGGCGGTGTGCGTAATGTTATTCCTCATTTGGGTAATTACAAGAGTAAAGGATACGGTGATGCCTACGACGAAGTAAATAAATGGTATGGTGGGTTTGATGATGCTAGAGACTAGATAAATGCTCAAACATAATGAACCCAATCCCTTAAACGTACACGGGCTAAGACAGCTTAGTCATTGCCCGCCTCACTTTACTCCTGTGATATTCGATCTTGCTGTACAAGATAAAGACCTAGTTGATTGGCTGTATGAAAACTTAGAAGGACGTTTTTATTCTGGACAAATTGACGTTAGACAAGAGTCTGGTGTTATCGCACGTCAGCAATGTATTGCATTTGAACAATCCTCTGAAGCGAGCTATTTCGCAATTATGCTACCCACAATTAATGAATCAACTATTATGTGGTAATAAAATATTTCCACCTGTTTAGACCATGGTAAATAAAGTTATCCCAAGGAGAACTTTTTTAATGGCCAAAGCAGAAACAACCGCAACAGAAAATTCAACGCCTGTTGAATCTAACGAAACACAACAACCACAAGCCCCAAATTTAACACTACAAGACTTAGTTCTTGTGGCACAAATCATCCAACTTACCTCACAACGCGGCGCATACAAAGCCGAAGAGTTAGCCAACGTTGGTACGTTATACAATAAATTAATTGCATTTTTAGACAGCGTTGGTGCAATTTCTAAATCAGAAACTGCTGCACAGGAGTAATACTATGATTAAGCACGTAGGCAGACATAATAACAAGCGAGTTGTTATTGCATATAGACAAGTACCAGATGAAGATCACATGTGTTTAGTGATCTACAGTGAAACATTACCCATGCGTATACATGATGAAGTAATGAAAGTATTAGAAAGCGACATCGGTCAGCAAGCAAACGATTTTGCTGATGCACTATTCCGTCATACTATGGCAGATGGTGTTAATTGCTTAAACGCAATTCACCGTGGCGGACTATTATCCAAAGTACCAACTAACCAAGTTATTGTAACTCCAACTTCAGCTAGTTCAGTACGCTTAGATGAATTAAACACACTATTAAATGAAATTGCCAAAGGCGCAGAAGCTACTGAAAAACTAGCTAAAACAGACGCAGGACAAAGATGGGAAGGTAGAGATCTAGGCGAACCTGCTAAAACTACAGCGGCAAGTGTTAATACGGATGGCGTGTTGTCTGATGCTGATATTGCAAATCAACGTTTAGCACAGGCTACTAAAATGGAAGCAGAAGCTAAGAGTTTGTTAGCAGAAGCAAAACGTTTAAAAGAAGAAGCAAACGCACTAGCACCTAAGGTAACTAAGGCAAAAGCAACTACAAGTACAACAACTCCTACGAAGAAAACAAATGCCAGAAAACCTACCACAACCAAAAAAGCCGCGGCGTAAATCAACCCCTGGCAAGAAAGTCAACATGAATGTTAAGAAACGTTGGCAAGATATTGTCAGAGACGTTGATAAAAAGGAAGTGCCAGTTACCGTGCTACAGCGTATTATTGTTAAGCTCGTTGACGGCACTGACCTTAGTATCGATGTTAAACAATTACTTGAAGACGGGCAAGATCCTGACGACATTGAAGATTTGCTTAATGCTAAATTTCACGACCTTGACGAATATATAGAAACTGTTGACTTCTTTATCGACCTCGATAAAGTAGTTGGCGCTGTTCAACCTGAGACCGACAAGGTACTAAAGAATCTATGATTATATCAATTTTAGCTTCGACTAATACCGGTGGTATTGGTAATCGTGGTACCTTGCCTTGGCCATACAACAAGGAAGATATGAGTTGGTTTGTTCGACATACTACAGGCAACATTGTAGTCATGGGTCGTAATACCTGGGATGATCCTAAGATGCCCAAACCATTGCCCAATCGTGAAAACTATGTAGTCAGTAGTCGACACGTAGCACAACAATATCAACACTTGGTTAAATGGATTCCTAGTAACCCTGTAGATAATATCTTACAGATACAGCAGGATAATCCATCCAAAGATGTGTATGTTATTGGTGGTCAAAAATTATACGAAGCAACAGAAAGTATAGTCGATAGAGTATTGCTTACACGTGTCAAAGGTGCATGGTTCACTGACACTCGTGTTCAGTTAGACAGCATGCTGGCTTGTTTTCAAATCAAATCAGTAACACCCGGTAATAATTGCACCTACGAAACGTGGGATCGTGTAATGTTTTTTAAATAATGAAAATATTAATTGCAGGTGATAGTTGGGGCTGCGGTGAATGGGGTTGGGATTCCAACAAACGTAAATGGAAAGACGGTGATAAACATGATGAGTCGTACATTATCACCCATCGTGGACTAGAGTATTATCTAATAGAAATAGGCCACGATGTTACTAATATTTCTTGTGGGGGTGCATCTAATAAAGAAATATTAGTAAAACTGCACCGACTAGAGTTACAATGCTACGATCATATTATATGGTTCCAAACTGATCCTATCCGTGATCTTCGCCCGTATAGCGATAAATTAGTTGATACGTTTGACAATTTACTTACTAAACAGAATAGTCTAATAGAGAGTACCTACCAAACATTAAATTCGTTTGATAAAAAAATTATATGCTTGGGCGGATGTAGCAAATTAAATTTAAACTTAATTAAACAATATACAAATTTATCGCCTGTTATTCCTAGCATACCCGAATTGTTAATGCCTACTTTTATTCATCCTAAAATTTGGTTTTCGGACTGGATTGATCAATCTTGGCGGCATTTTGATGTTGACAGTTTAGATAATCTAGTATATAATAAAACATTACAAGATTCAATTTTTGACAATGAAGAATTATTTTGGCCCGACGGAAGACATCCAAATCGTCATGCCCACCGAAAACTTTTTGAATATTTAATTACACATGAAAATCTATCTTAACGCATTAAAATTTGTTTTAGAAAACGGCACAATAAGACCAGATCGTACATCAACTGGCACAATTGGCATATTTGGTATGCAACAACGCTATGACTTGAGCAAGGGCTTTCCGGCCGTGACTACCAAAAAACTAGCGTTCAAAGCCTGTCTCAGTGAGTTGTTGTGGTTTATTGAAGGTTCAGGTGATGAAAATCGCCTACGAGAGTTATTACATGGTAGTAGGGACTCTGAAAAGAGTACCATCTGGACTGCCAATGCTACAGCAACTTACTGGACACCCAAAGCTAAATTTGCCGGAGACCTAGGTCGTGTCTATGGTGTACAGTGGCGCGACTTTGGGGGAGTAGACCAACTACTGCAATTAGTAGAAGGCATTAAGCAAGATCCATACGGTCGTAGACATATCCTGACAGCATGGAATCCAGGCGAGTTAGATCAAATGGCCTTACCTCCATGTCATTGTTTTGCACAGTTTTACGTCAGTGCAGATAATAAGTTGTCGTGTCAAATGTATCAGCGATCATGCGATATGTTCTTAGGAGTTCCTTTTAACATAGCGTCCTACAGCCTGCTAACGCATATGGTAGCCCAAGTGTGCGGACTTGGAGTAGGCGAATTCGTTCACGTTCTTGGTGATGCCCACATATATTTGAATCATGTAGATCAGGTAAACGAACAACTGCAACGTGAACCATTACCTGCACCACAACTTTGGATTAATCCAGACGTTACTGACATAAATCACTTTACTATGAAGGACTTTGCACTCAATGGCTATGAATCACTCGCAAGCATTAAAGCACCAATGGCAGTCTAAAAAGCCCGATACTCATCGTGTCCGCTTGTATAAAGATGAAATACATTTAAATGAAGTAACTACCATGCATCCAAATCAAATATTTTGGCAAGTGGCTAACAAGTTTAAAGAAACTCCACTGGCTAAATGGGTAGATGAAAACGATATAGAAATTAAATGGGCAGAAGATGATCATTATCTGTCATGGCACAAGGTTATGATGATCTATGCTGATTTAACAGAACGACAATACGTAGATTATAGTCTACGATTTTTTGTACATCAAGCGGAGTGGAAATAATGGCATCACTTAAAGATTTAGTTAAAGCTGCATTAGAAAAGAAACAAGCAGAACAAAACATTACTCATACCGACTTAACTGTTGATACTGGCAAGGGCGCACCCAAGGGTAAAGTTACTAGTAACAAGCCTACTAAAAAATCAGCGGGCCGCGGTAGATGAAATATCTTATCACAGGTGGTGCTGGCTTTATTGGGCACAATGTTACACGTTTCTTAGAAGCACTAGGTCATGAATGTGTTGTAGTAGACACATTTACTAACTACGGTTTTATCCCTACTGCAGAGATTATATACTTGGCTGCGCACAGACGCACTCGCTACACCAGCGAAACGTATAAAATTGATATACGTGACCAAACACGATTAAACAGCTTGTTTGCTACTGAACAGCCAGATGTGATTATTCATATGGCCAGTTTCCCTAGACAAAAAGTAGTAGAACAAGATCCTGCACTAGCCAGTGAAGTTATGACTACTGGCTTGATCAACCTACTAGAATTAAGCAAAGAACATAATATTAAAAAGTTTGTCTACATAAGTTCTAGTATGGTATATGGTGACTTTACCTCAGATGTTACAGAATCGGCTCAATGTACTCCGCAGGGCCAATACGGTATAATGAAATACATGGGCGAGAAACTTGTAGAAGATTACAGTCGACGTGGATGCTTTGAGCATGTGATTATTCGTCCTAGTGCTGTATATGGTGAGTGGGATGTCGAAGACCGTGTGGTCAGTAAGTTTATGTTAGCGGCTATGCGAGGCCAAACCCTTAAGGTGCATGGTCCGGATGAGGTCTTAGACTTTACCTATGTAGAGGATACTGCTCAAGGTATTGTATTAGCCGCAACACTTGATAAGGCCAACGGTAACATCTATAATATAACACGTAGTGAGCAACGTCAATGGACACTCAAGGATGCTGCTGAACTTGCTATTAAAATTGCCGGACAAGGTCAATTAATAGTTGGGCCAAGAGATTTGAGTTTTCCTAAACGCGGTCAATTAGATATTAGCCGTGCTCAACAAGATTTGGGCTACACGCCCACAGTAGATGTAGAACAAGGGTTTTACAAATATTATAACTGGTTTATTAATTCTGAGTATTATAAAATATGATTAAATTAAGTGATTTTCATTACGAACGCGAACATAGTTTAGATAAATTATGTGCAGGCACATTAACTAGACAGGACTTCATTCTTGGAAAAGCAGTGCGCGATTTTGAAAGTAACTTTGCCGCTTATACACAAGCAGAACACGCTGTTGCTGTAGGCAATTGCACAGACGCACTACGATTAAGTTTAGATGCAGTAGGTGTTAAGCCCGGCGACAATGTTATTACTGTAGGACTTACTTGGTTAAGCTCATACGAAGTTATTGCTAACTTAGGTGCAGAGATACGCTTGGTTGATGTTGACCAATATCTAACAATGAACATGGATGATGCATTAAATGCTGTTGATAGTCGTACTAAAGCTATTATCGGAGTTGATCTGTTTGGTCAACCCTGCGATTGGGATAGAGTTAAATTTCCAGTGGCTACTATCAGTGATGCAGCGCAGGCTACAGGTGCAAAATATAATGATCGCATGGTTGGTAGTGTCACTGACTTAACCTGCTTTAGTTTCTACCCTACTAAGAATTTAGGCTGTCTTGGTGATGGCGGTGCTGTTACTACTAATAATGCAGACTATGCTGCCACTATCAAAAAGCTACGCAATCACGGACAAGAAAGTAAGTTTAATGTTAGTCATGTAGGATATAACAGTCGGTTAGATAGCATACAAGCAGAATTACTTGATAACAAGTTACCACATTTAGATAAGTGGAACATTCGTCGTAGAGAAATATCTGCGTACTATGATGAACAATTTAAAGATCTATTTGATATTATTCCGCAACGTCCTAATTCCTACAATGTACGACATCAATATATTGTGTTAAGTGATCAATCAGAAAGAATTGAAGCTGCACTCAAAGCTAACGATATTGAATCACGTAGATATTACAGCAATCTTGCATACAAGCAACCTGCATATAATGTTAATGTTTCGTTGCCTAATACAGAATATTACAGTCGAATGAATTTAGCAATACCCACACATCAGTTTCTATTAGACAGCGAAGTTGAATTAATTGCTGACATTGTTAAAAGAGAACTCAAATGAAATTAGGCATAGCAGGTGCAGGTTATTGGGGTAGCAAAATTGTTAATAGTGCTAGTAATCAGGCTATTATTGTTATCATGGATATTAAACACGGTGACAGTTGGCAAAATAAAACATTAGATGCTGTTATTATTGCTACACCCGCTGATCAACATTATGCAATGACTAAATGGTATCTCGAACAGGGTATTCATGTGCTATGCGAAAAGCCCACCTGTATGAGTGTAGTAGAACAACAGGAATTAAATGATCTAGCTAGATCACAAAATCTAGTCTATCAAGCAGGACATATTCTTTTATTCCAACCAAACATAGAATATGTGTTAAATCTAGTGTCATCTCTAACAGTACGTCATATAGAAAGTCGTCGGCTTAATTGGGGTAGACTACAGACTAATATAGATCTTGCGTGGCATCTTGCTCCGCACGATATTAGTGTAATTGACAAGTTGACTAACAGCTTACCAATGGC